CGAGTATCGTGAAGGGCCTACTAAGAAAGAGTATCTATTCTTGCATCACACAGCAGGATGGCACAATCCTTACAAGTGCATAGACAATTGGGGACGTGATAAGCGTGGGCGTATTGCAACCGAGTTCGTTATTGGTGGGCCGTCAATCTTCAACACAGACTTCGAGTATGATGGCGAGATTGTCAAGTGTATCCCAGACGGAGGTTATGCTTGGCACTTAGGAAAGAACGGCAACCAATCAATGCACACGGATAGCGTAGGTATTGAGGTCTGCAACTTTAGTTACATCGTAAACGGCAAATGCTACGCAGGATACAAAGTCCACGAGGATCAAATAGTAAAACTTGACAAGGCGTTTAAAAACAAACAATATTGGCACAGATATAGCGACAAGCAACTGAACGCACTAAAGCACTTGATTGAGTTTATAGGCAACCGTGACAACATTGACGTTAGAAAGGGATTGCCAGAACTCGTAAAGGAGAAAGGTGCAGCAGCATTTGAGTGGAACGTGGATGCGTACTATGGTAGAGTCAAAGGTCTATGGACACACAGTAACACCAACAAGTATAAAAGCGATATGTTCCCACAGCAGGAGTTACTTGATATGCTAATGAGTTTATGACACGGTGGGAAAAGTTTGAGTACCTGAGAGACAAGGGATGGACGTACAATCCTGAGACAGGCAAGATATTTAACTCAAGGGGCAAGGTTTGCAATAACCTTAAAACTGATGGTTATGTACAATGCGGTTTTGCGATATATAAAAATGGCAAGATTGTTAAAACTTATTATTTATCAGGCCATCACTTTGCTTGGTATTGGGCTAATGGCAATGTGGAAATAGATACAATTGATCATATAAATCGAAATGAGGCAGACAATCGTATTTGTAATTTACGTAATGTTACGCAACAACAAAACACGTGGAACACAAAAAGCAAAGGATACTATTACCACAAGCAGTCTAAAAAGTATATGGCAAGAATTGCACTAAACAACAAGCAATTATATTTAGGATGCTACGACACACCAGAAGAGGCAAGGCAGGCCTATCTAAACGCTAAACAAAAATATCACGTTATATAATGGCAAAAGATCAAGTCAAGATAGAGATACAAGGCATACCACCTGAGTGGCTTAGTTACAAAATAGAGGGTAGTCACAGCGATGTTGTTGAGGCATTGCACTCTGTAATGAAAGTGCATCAGGGTTTGTTTCCTATACTTGAGGAGGCTTGTAACAAATACAAACAAGAAAACAACTAATGGACGAAATACTAATTGTAATATCAACAACTCTTATACTATGGCTTATGGTTATTCAATGGTGGTAATGCTCTTTTGGGCATTGACTACAACGGCACAGATACATTACAGGCCTGTTAGTTTACCTGACACGGCAACTCTACACCTAACAGAAATCCACTATCCAGTAGATGGTGTCTTGGTTAGTGGACACGGATGGCGTAATGGTCGTATACATCACGGACTTGACATATCACACAACAACAGAGATACGGTTTATAGTTCGTGGTTAGGTCGTGTGCGATACGCTAAGAAAGGGTACAATGGTGGTTATGGTTATTTGGTTATAGTAAGACATCTAAACGGATTAGAAACGTACTACGCACATCTTAGGCAGTTGCTTGTAGAGGAAGGTGATTGGATACCACAAGGACATCCGATTGGCATAGTAGGTAGTACTGGCAACTCATTAGGCCCACACTTACATTACGAGATACGCTATGAAGGTCTGTCAATTGATCCTGAAGACGTTGTTGACAAGAACACTATACACTTACACCGAAGCGGTAATATATTCAAGGTACGATGAACACTACAATAATGAAGTTGTCTGCAATTAAGCAGAACCCTAATAACCCACGAAGTATAAACAAGGACAAGTTTGCCAAGTTGGTCAAGTCAATCGAGGAGTTTCCTCGTATGCTTGAACTTAGACCTATTGTGTTAAACAAGGACAATATCGTTCTGGGTGGCAATATGCGACTAAAGGCGTGTAAGCACATAGGACTTACCGAAGTGCCAGTTGTGTATGCTGATGACCTAACAGAGGAAGAACAGCGGCAGTTTATTATTAAGGACAACGTTGGCTTTGGGGATTGGGATTGGGAACTGCTTGCCAACGAGTGGGATGTTAGTGACCTAAACGATTGGGGTTTAGACTTGCCTGATATGGACGTTGAGGTATTAGAAGCAGAAGAGGACAACTACGAAGAGCCTGATAACTTACAGGTTGACGTTGTGCTTGGTGACCTTATAGAGATAGGCGAGCATAGGTTGTTATGTGGGGATAGTACAGACTCCGACCAAGTGGCAAAGCTGATGAATGGCGAGAAGGCAGATATGGTGTTTAATGACCCTCCGTACGGAATGAACGCAGTTTCAAAAAGTGGAGTTTTAAGTAAAAATTATAAGACAGATATTTTAGGAGATGACGATACAGATGCGGCTAAAGATTCATTTAATTTAATTTACAATTTATTACCAAATGCTTTGCATATATGGTGGGGAGCAAATTACTATGCAAGTTGTTTGCCTGATTCTGAATGTTGGATAGTGTGGGATAAGAATAACGGACAAAGCGACCAAACTGATTGTGAATTGGCTTGGAGCAATGCAAGAAGTGTCGTTAGGCAATTTACAAAGGCAAGTGAAAAAACAAATAGAGTCCACCCAACGCAAAAACCTTGTGAATTAGTTTCTTGGTCAGTAAACAAATTTAAAAACGATGCTGAAATTATTGCTGACTTTTTTCTTGGTAGTGGTTCAACAATGGTAGCAGCGCATCAGTTAAACAGAAAGTGCTATGGTATGGAGTTAGACCCTAAGTACTGCCAAGTAATAATAGATAGAATGCTTAACCTTGATTCAACGCTTGAGGTTAAGATAAACGGAAAGAGATATGACAAAAAGTGACATCAATAAAAAGGCAATGGTAGAGGCAATGGAGAAGGCTCTCGGCATTGTAACAAGTGCTTGCAAGGCTGTCGGCATTAGCAGAGAAACGCACTACCGATGGATGCGAGAAGACAAAGATTATAAGTCGGCCATTGAAGATATTAACGACATTGCATTGGACTTTGCAGAGTCAAGCTTACACAAACAGATTAAGGACGGCAATACAACGGCAACGATCTTTTACCTAAAGACCAAAGGCAAAAAGAGAGGGTATGTTGAACGCCAAGAAATAGAGAACACAGGAGAGCCTCAGATAGTGATACAACCAATGTCACAGATAGCAATGGACGTACTGCATAACATTTGAGAACAACATCGGCATTTGGGCAAGTAGGCGAGGCAATACAGGACGATGGTCGTATTGTTATCGTGCAAGGTGGAACGTCAGCAGGTAAGACGTATGCAGTCCTGCAATACCTAATCTTAGCAGCACACAAGAACAGTCTGGAAGGATTGATAAGCATTGTATCGGAGTCATTGCCACATTTAAGGCGTGGAGCAATGCGTGACTTCTTTACTATCCTAACGTCTAATGATATGTATCGTGAACGGCAACACAACAAGTCAAGCCATACCTACAATATCAAGAAGGCAACGTTTGAGTTTTTTAGTGCTGACCAAGGCGATAAGTTGAGAGGTGCAAGGCGTGACTATCTATTTGTTAACGAGGCAAACAACATAGGCTACGAGGCGTGGAGTGAGTTGTTTATTAGGACAAGGAAGTGGTCAATCATTGACTTTAACCCTGTTGCTGAGTTCTGGGCACACACCGAGATACTTGGGCATCCAGAGGAGGACTTTAGAGATAAGGTGCGATTTGTTAAATTAAACTACACGCACAACGAAGCACTTGACCAGGTAACGATTGACAACATAGAGAGCAGAAAGCACGACCCTGATTGGTGGCAAGTGTATGGACTTGGCGAAGTAGGTACACCAACAGGCGTTATATTTCCGCCTTCCGTTTGGTCAGTTGGTGACTTACCAGATAATGCAAGGTATATATGCTCAGGTATGGACTTTGGAGAGTCTAACCCAACAACACTAATCGACTTGTGGCAACACGATGGTATTGACTACTACGATGAGATACACTACGAGGCAGGCTTTGGTTTTGACAAGTTGATGGCTGTGATACGTGCAGGAGACGTTAGGCGTATGGTTGTGGCTGATCCATCACACGAGACTGTTATTCGTCAGTTAGGACAGCACGGAGTTCAGATAATGGGCGTAAAGAAGTTTAGAGGCTCAGTTGATGGTGGACTTGCTATGATGAAGGCAAAGCCGTTTGTAGTAACTAAGCGGTCAATCAATCTTATCAAGGAACTACGCAACTATGTATACGAGCGTACAAGGTCAGGCATACTCCTGGACACGCCACGCAAATACCTTGATCACGCTATTGATGCAAGCAGGTACGCCAAGTTGCACAGCAGTCGAGCGTTTAGCGTTAAGTAGTCAATCGTCAATCGTACGACCTACCCAATAGAAGATACCAAGTATCCAGATGGTGCAGATAGTGATAATAAAAATGCTATTCCAATCCATACGTTAAAGGTATAAAAAAGCCCCAACCAATTAAGGCTGAGGCTATGAACCAAACACAAGATATTCCTTCTTCAAGTCTAAGATACAACTCTTAGACATTTATTCAAATACTATCCTTGCAAAGTGTTGATATGTATACATTCTATGCGTTAGCAATGCGTTAGCAATGCGTTAGCAATGCCAAAAGAATAGAATAGAATAGAAAAGAACATAACAGAAAACAACAGATTTATAGTGCAAAATGACTTTGGATTTTATTAGTTATATTTAGGGCAAACACAATCAATGGCAATTAAGACACTATTCATTTCACTTGACCAAGTGGAAAGCACAAGCGAAAAGCAAAACATAAGAGATCGGTACGACAGATTCAAAGAGAAAACTAAGAAGTTTGACGATAGTCAACTTGCACAAGAGGAGGGTGCGTTTGCAAACGTTATGTCTACATTGGACACATATCTTAACCGATACGACTCTAAGCATAATGCAAACGGAGGTTACTCAATCGTGTCTGTCACGCCAGTATTAGGAACGGAGACTGAGAAGGTTGACAAGGACGAGCCTATGCTACCTTTAGTCCACACTACTGGGTTTATGGTTATTTTACATAGAGACGGAGAATAATGGCAACACATTTTAGAAGAGAGCGTATAGACTACGCAGTTAGTTTTGATGATCACGATGTAGTAGAAACACGTGAAACGGTCAGAGCCAGAACAAAGGTCACAGAGATAACAACAACCAACGCTGCACGTGATAGTGTGATTAGCGACCTAATAGATGACGATGGTTGGGTTGTAGGTGGTGTTATTCCAATTATAGAAACACGCAGCCACAAGACAGACCGACAAGAGGTTATGATGGCTTACACCTACGTATCAGGCTGTGAGGTTATCCTATACAAAAACGGAGACGATTGATGAGCCTACTAAAACTAAAGACACGCATCGAGTCGGCACTATCTACCAACGGCATTACGTCCTATGGTTACATCTGGGACGAGAGTGAGTTGAACAAACTTGCCAATCAAACAATGCCATACTACGGAATGATTTTGCAGAACGCCAACATCACAGAAGTAGAGAACACATCAGAGCAATATATCAGGTATCAAGTCAACTTGCTACTTGCCGACAACCTACACCAAGCAGACCAAACCGTTACGGCAACAAACCGATGGGATTATTGGTGGTCTAAGATGAATGGCTTTGAGTCGTTGGTCTTTGCGTTGCTTGACAATGTAAGCGACTATCCAGAAACCCAAGTGACTGGTGGCTTAGATATGACTCATATACCTTATAGCAGTCAGTTTAATCTGTGTGCTATGAACGTAACCTTTTTTGTAGACATTGCAACGGATTTCTGTGTTCACCATTAACGCTGATAAAATAGCACAAGAGGTCATTAGTGGTCTAAAGGCTACAATGTCGTTAAAGGATCGTAACGCTACTGGGCGTACATCTGCCTCGTTGTTCTCTGAGTTTGATGCAGGGAATATGGTGCTACGCATTATGGGTGCAGAGCAATGGCAGTACGTAGAGAAAGGAAGAAC